TCTCTGTCGCCGTCTTAGCTTCTATTCCTACATCTGAGAGTGTTCCTCTTGAAAGACCAGTTGCATCTTCTATGTGCATAAGTATTGTATTAAGACCATCTGTATAAGCACTATCACGAAGAGTGGGTGCAAACTGCTGATAAGTGTCATCTGCATTGAGGTCTACTTTTCGGAAAAGTCTCTGCTGTAACATAGGCGGTGTTGTATGTATTTCTCCGTTCGGTCCTATGTTTTCTACCATAGCAAGTCTGTCAACATCAATAGCAAGTTCACCACCCTCATATTCCCAAAGCAGTCTTGAATACTGCATATCAGCATCTTTGATGAGGTTTACAACTCTACTGAAACCACTTACTCCAAGAGGACTTAATGTGTCGATAGTATTTGCTTCAGGCATTTTGAAGTATGCAAACAAAGGTCTGTCAACATCATTTATAGTTATCTCAGGCTGAAATTCTGCCCATTCAGGTACTTCTGTAAGAGGAATTTCCACACCTAAATCTACTTCTGTTGTAATATCCTTTGCCTTTGAAGCACTTACTTTATATGCCTTATTTATTACTGTAACTGTATTATTGACAAACTTGTGATATTCAAGCCTTCTGTAAACAGTTTCTTTATCCATCTTTGACTGAATGAATGCCGCTTCTGTAATCTCTCCGTTTGCATCAAATGCCAGAGGATAAAAATTATCTGCCTGAATAAAGTCAAACTCTATGCTTATCTTAGGTCTGTTGACTGTTGTAACTCTGTTGCCATCTTCGGTAGTCATAGTTGTAACCTTATCGCTGTTATTCATTACGATATAAGGCTTAATAACAAGTCCACCTTTGGCAATTCCATATTCAAGCTGTCGGCGTAGATGCTTTTTAATCTTCTTATACTGTGAATTAAGATATTCAGCCCTTGTCTGACTTGTATCATTCTGTGTATCTGAATGTCCGAGCTTGTCTATATTATCAGCAACTTTAGGTTCTGTAATCTCACTCTGCCATTCAAGCATTGCCATTCTTGCTTTCTCACTTGCTATAAGAGCAGGTATACCTAATGTTGTGACTCTTGTAGGATTATCAGGTTCAGGCTCATGCAACCACGGGGGCTGGTTCTTATACATAGCCTGCCATAAATGTATAGCTTGTTCCATCTGTGAGGACATTGTGGCAGAAATGTGAATTGTATTCTCAATAGAATTTTTACCAATCATTTTATTTATAATCTCCTTTATCTTATTTGATATTGCTGAAAATACCGACATAGCTTATTTTCCTTTCTTCTTTCCACCTTTACGCCTATCTCTTTCCCACTTTCTCTGCTGAGTAGTTTTAAGCGAAGTGTCAAGACCTTTCTGCTTGCTACCTTTTCTCTTATATCTGTCTACTGCATAATTGCCGGATGCTGTCTTTGTTCCGGTATTCTCACCAGCACCTCTTTCAGAAGCATATCTGGCTCTCGGAGAAGCAGGTCTCTCTTGCTTTTTCCTCTTTCCGTATATTCCACCTTTTCCCATTTCTTAACTCCTTTCAGTAACAGCCACACTTGAGCTTATCAGCTTTTTATGTACTATATTGCCTTTAAGATTTTTTCGTAAATCTTTACCATATAATAATATCATATCAGGTTCTATCTTGTCTAACATTTTATCCCAATTCTTATATAAAGATTCCCAATTTGCATAGCGACCTTCACCCATTGTTGAAACAGCTATCGTGCTATGTTTGGGCAGTCCGTCTAAACAAAAATCAAATGTCTCATCATCACTCCATGTTACCGTAGGGATTACTGTAAGTCCATTATCCTGCCAGTATCTTGCACACCATCTGTTCCTATATGTGTTATAAATCCTTATAGCTAATGGTGTGTCAGAATAGCAACTGAAATCGGGTGACAATGTAAACTCAAATTTTGATAGAAAATCTGTATATCTGTCGGGATAGCGCCAAATTCTCTCAAACTGATAATCATGTAAGAAGAAATGAACGCCCTTGCCCTCCGGTGAGTTATCATTAAGAGCAAAGTTAAAGCCTTGAATAGGAATGTCAGCAAGATTAGGTATGATAACTCTGTCTAATATAGGTATGTTATATTTGCCGGCTCCCTCATAATTCCCATATGCAAGATTGCATATATTAGTTTCAAGCCATCTTGTCTGTCCGGCCCATTTCTTGGGTTCACCGTGTTTCTTATAAGACATTTAATTACCTCTCCTTTTCCAAAATTTCTCTAACGCATATCGACAATTATGCACAACAACGCCATTCTTTAATATGAAATTATGAGTTTTAGGTACTTCCAAATCATATACTGGTAATTTCTTATTCGTTTTCTGTATTCTTTTTACTTTCATTTTTAATCCACCTATATCTATTAGCACAACTGCGTGAACAAGTTTCATTTGGTCTATATTTATTTGTTTTGAATATCGTGTTGCATACCGGACATAGTGTCAATAAAAAGTTACTATATCATCATCTTCCGTAAGTTCACAAGCCATAACATAGCCACGATTGCTTGTAAGGATTTTATGATTATCAGTACATTCAATTATCCTACCATCTTCTAATTCAATTTCCCATATTTCAGCTTCATCATAAGTCTTTCTGCAATTTATATAATCTGTTTCTATAATATCCTTAGTAGTTATATCATATCCATAAAGTTTACCTTCAGTTCCGACTATGCTTTCAATAGTTTTGTAGCCATCAGGTGTATATATTTCAGTATAGCCTGGTAAACAGGCATCTATGCCGTGGTTATCTTCATCGGGGTAATCACTTATAAAATTACCATCTCTGTCTTGTGCATATTCATATTTTACAAATTCACTAAAAGTCTTAGGACATAAATTCCTATCTATGTATATATGTCTGAGACCTTGAAGCCACTTTATCCCATATCTTACTGAGTCAGGTCCTTTTTCGGCACCTCTTATAAATGCCCCATATGCTCTAAAGTCTGCTACTGATTTAGGCTCGGCACTATCTGCTGTGACCAGCTCTTCTCTTTTCAGCAGTTTCTTTTCATCATAAAGTTCTTCAAATATGGTTATATTCCTTGTCTGGTGAGAGTCCAACTCCCTAAATATATACAAATCATATTTACGCTGGTCAAAGTGCATTCGCACAAAGCGGAAGGGGTCTCTTGCAAAACCCCAGTCTATGCCATTATAAATCTTATCAAATGTAGTCCACATGGGAACTTTCTGTACCGTGCCATCATAAGAAGCCACTTCTATAAGCTGTTGCATATCAAGATGCTCGACATTAGGAAAGACATTTCCGCCAGTACCAACTGGTATTCCCATATACTCGTGGTCATATGCTTTAGGATTAAGTTCTTTAAGCTCTTCGGCTTCTTCCAAGAATACAGGTCCAAGCCATTCTCTCGGCACATCTAAATATGTATTCCTTACGACCAGAGTATTTTCCCTATCTTCAATTTCCTCAACATATTCATTAGCCCAATTATTCCTTGAGATAGGAGGGTTGAATGTTCTGAAATCCCAAAAGTCTAAGCCACCACGCATTGTTGACTGAGTGACTTTTCTTATCTCATTCGGCCCTGCAAATTGGTCTAACTCCTCAAACCAAGTAACTCCTATATACCCGAATGGGAGTTTGATAGACTTTACTTTGTCGGGGTCATCAAGTCCGAGAAACATAATCTGTTGCCCTGTTGGTTTATATATGATAGGAGTATTATAATGTTTAGGTATCTGAAAGAGACTGTCCACCCCAAGCTGATATAACCCCCACTTAACCTGAGAAAAGATACTATTCTGTATCGTATTAGCTACCTTTCTAAAGCATACAGCGTGAATATTAGGATTAGCCATTATAAGAAGCGGAACGCATATACCCCCTACAAAAGAAGATTTAGTAGAGCCACGCCCGCCGGGGAATATATACCTAAGATGTCGGTGAGATAAAATATCTTCTAAAACATCATCATACATAGGTATAATACAATCCTTAATAGGAATTTCAATAGTAGGATTAGAAACAATAGTCTGTACTTTAGCCATAAATAAAAACCTCACACATAAAAACAATTTCACCCTTTATATTATTATAACATATCCGCCTACGCAAGTCTACATATTTCGGTAGTAAAATTTCAAAATTTCGCCCAGCGATATAGGAAAATCTGTTGGTAAAAAATCTCGGTACAATATATAGGGGTTCGCTGGTAAAAAATTCGGGTCCAAATAATAGAGGTGTGCTGGTAAATGGTGAGAGGAAAAAGGCTGGACAGCACAAAAAAAGTGCTATGTCGTTTTTTGACATAGCACTTATGTTTTATTTTACAAGTGTTAAACTTATGTTATTATCATGTGTGACGATTGCATCAGCTTGAGTTTTTGTAAGCTGGACGACTCCCACAAAAAAGTTATTTACTATGATTTTATAAAAGTTTTTCATTGTTTACGCTTCCTTCCTTGCTAATTCTATATAGTTATCAAAAAGTGCTTTTATCCCTGCTTCTATGTCGTTTTCTTCTATAAAACTTTCGTATTTCATGTCATAAAACTCATGATATGTATTAAGCTTGAAACTGTTTGGGATATACTCAGACTTTCTCATAAATAAGGATATTCCATTTAAGCGACTTCTAAAAAATAACTCTCCCATATTGAAAAACTTTGTGTATGTGCTGTCATATACTCTTACACAATATTTATGTTTTTTATACTGTGCTGTGTATCTTACATGAAAGTTATCTTTTCCGTCATATTCTGAAACAATTCTTTTTAGTATAGCTTCAAACTTTTCTTCTCTCGTCATGTTTTCCTGCTTATTAACGCTTGCTGTGTCTGTCTGTGCTATTTTCTGATTTGCTACAATATAATTGTAATGTGTTCTTGCGTCTCTTTCTTTTTCCGGAAGTGCTAAAAATTCATAAACTTCTTCACTTGTTAACGGACTTCTTTTTGTGTTCTGTGCATTTTTCATAATTTTTTCTCCTTTTCTTTTGAAATGCGTTTGTTTTTGTTTACAAGTATAATATAGTATATTTCAACTATATTGTCAACTAATTTCACTAATTTTACTAACTAAAAAATGCACAAAATAATAACTATGCTTTTGTGTATTTTGTATAGTAAAATCAGATCAAAAAATTACTTTTATAATACGGGGAAAAGGGGAAAACACTTTAATGCTTTAACACTTTAATGTAATAAAGTGTTTTCCCCAGAAATGCACTTTATCGCATTAAAGCGTTACACTTTATTACATTAAAGCGACTTTCCAATGTTACCATACCAAGCGAGCTTTATATGTATGCATAGTATAATTGGTGTAGGACTACATAGTTG